GTGTCCGCGCTCGGAGCGGCACCGGCAACGTCGAAATACGCCTCGATGGTGAACACCGGAGTGTTCGCCGGGGAAGCGGCTCCCAACGCACCGAGCAGATGGACGTACACGTCTTTGGTGTCATCGATATCCTGGGGCAGCGTGAAATGCGCCACCAGGTCGGCAGGTGTTGCGCTCTTTTCCCACTTGATGACCTGGGATTTGTTCGAGAGCTGGGCGTAACCGACGCCGGCCGGGGAATCGACCGCCTTGGTCAGCGCGGTGCCATCCTCCGCCGTGATCCAATCGGGCGTGATGGTGTACTGTGCCGTTTTCAACGCCTTCTCGATCTCGTCCAGGACCGCTTCCACGGTCGCCCCGGTCATGTTGGAGTTGTCATCGGCCACGGATACGGTCGCCGCCGTGGTGCTCTTGACGTTCCAGGCCAGCACCTCGATGATGTCCCCGCTCGCACCGGCGGCGACTTTCGAGATGCCCTGCGCCGTCCCGGAGCTTGCATCCGACACCTTACCGTCCGCCGCCCCATACAGCGTCGTCCCACGGGCGATTGCAGAATTTACGGTGCATTCGATCTCGAAGCTGCCCGGAGCGTTGACCAATTTCACGGCGACCAGCTCGCCGCTCGCGGCCGCGTACTCGGTGACGCCGATGTAATCCTCGCCCGCGTCCGAATAAACAACCTCCGGGGGATCGGTCGTCGTGGCCGGGGAAGATGTATTGATTTTCACCCGGCGCTTGGCCGCCAGGGCTTCACCGGCATAGAATGTCTGGATGTAATTCGTGCTTGACATGCTCTTTCCTCCTTATTCCGCCCGCTGGTTTGCACGGGCAATGTAGTCTCTGTGAAGGTCCGGATGCTCCTGGGCGGCCTTCGATATGGCCTTGCCCCTGGACATCCCTTCCGCCATCAGGCGGTCAACCGCCGCCTCGAACGTCTCCTCCGACTTTCCCGCCGGTTCCGTTACCGGGGGGACGGGCTGGACAGCCGAGGAAGCAATCATCGCCGCCATTTCCTCGATCCGCTTTTTCTCTGCGGCGAGGACTTCCTTTGCGGCTTCCGCCCCGGTTGTCTTGCCATCGGACGCCATTTGCTCGATCAACGCCTCATGGCCGGGAAGCAGTTGCGCCCGGACATCCTTGATGCGCTGCCTTTCCTTCTCTGCGCCCGCCTTCTCACCGTCGGCAAGCCCAGCCTGTCTGCCCTGCTCAAAATACTCGTCCTTGCCGGAAATCTTGCCTTCATCCAGCACGGATTGAAACAGGTCCGGGTGTTTTGCCCGGAGGTCTTCTCTATTCATGTGCAATTCCTCCTTCAGATTATTTACTAATTCAGACAGCCCGATCATCTCGTCTGCCAGTCCTGCTGTTATGGCCTGCCGGCCGATAAATATCTTGCCGTCCGCCGCTTCCAAGACCTCCTCCACCGGGCGGCCCCGCATGGCGGCAACGGAGTCAACGAAAGTTCCATAGAGCGAATCGACCTGATTCTGAATGTATGCCCTGCCCTCCTCCGACAGCGGCCGGTGTGACGAGGCGATGCGCTTGTAGCGTCCGGCCGTGATCTCCGTCCAATGCTCGCCCACCATCTCATCCAGCTTCGACACGTCAACATGGGTCGCCACGACCCCGATGGACCCGACCATCGTAGTATCCCCGGCGATGAACACCTGATCTGCGGCAGCCCCGATCCAGTACGCACCGGATGCCATCGTGCCGTCCGCCCAGGCGACAATGGGCTTCTGGCCCCTTGCAGACATGATCTTGCCGGACAGCTCCTCCGTGCCGTCCACAGTCCCGCCGGGGGAGTCGATGGCAAGGACAATGGCGTGGACCTGCGGGTCTTCAATCGCCCGGTCGAAAGCCGCGCCGACCTCGCGCATGGACGTTCCGCCGAACAGGTACGAAAAGAACGTCCTGCCTTTCGTCAGCACGTCGCGGATGTCAATGATCGCCACGCCGCCCTCGACCGAATAGCCGCGTTCGGCATCAAGTTCGCTTACTCCGGCATTCATGAGCGACTTGATAGGCTTGAGGTCAATCTTTTCGCCCTTCATATGGGTTTCATAGACGGCCCGGATTTCCTGCAACTTTTCCGGGATGATAGACCAGGGACTATTTACGATGTCCAGTAAGCGCAAGTTATTCCACCTCCTTTTCCGGTTCCTCTCCCGGCTCGACCGGTTCAATTTGCTCGTCTGGCGGCTCCTCTGCGGGCATGGAGACGGGGACGCTGGCCTTGATGGGAGTCCACAGTCCGACATCCTCAAGCATCCCGCGTTCTTTGCGGATGCGCGGGAAGTTCTTCTCAAAGTCGCCGCCCGTCAGCATGACCGTTTCCTCGTCCAGAGTAGAGATGCCAAGGGACAACCGTTTCTCCGCCGCGTTGACTTCCTTCACGGGGTCGATCTGCCCCGGAGCGTCGCCAATCCAGATGGTTCCGCAATAGGCTGCGCGGGTCATGGGATCATTGAAAAAGCCTGGGGCCTTGACCCGTCCGAATGCAACGGCCTCCGCAAGCCAGTTCTCATAGACCGGCTGGCAGAAGGTCTTGACCAGCCAGGCCCTTCGGGTCCTGAAGAAACGCCAGGACTCCAGCAGGGCCGCACGGCTTGCAGAATAGGACGAGCTGAAATGCCGGATCAAGACTTCGTAGGGGATTTCCAGCGCCATGCCGACCTGCCGCATAATCGATGAGACGAATGAATCGAAGGCGCTGTTGGGCCGTCCAGGGTTGGCTGTCGTGATGTCCTCATTCGGGGCGAGTCCGACAATCGCGCCGTTGCCGAGTTTGTAATCCTCGTCGGTGGATGCCGCGCCGACCTCATCCGCAGGGTTCCACGAAGGCATCCCCATCCCCGATTCCGTCTTGACGAACACGGTGAACATCCCGGCGACCACGGCGGCCATGAGTTCCGCGTCGGTGTAGCGGTCAAGCTGTTTCAGGGATTCGATCACGGGTGCAAGGTAGGGAACGCCCCGGCTCTGGCCCGGCCTCAATACCGGGTAGAGATGGATGACGTTGCGGAGTCCGGTCTTGTCATTGAAGGCGGGCAGGATGTCCCACTCGCCCATGCCGCTGCCCATGACGACCGATCCTGGATGTCCGCGAAGGACGTGATAGGCGATGGGCGCACCGAAGCGGTCTTTCTCAACACCGCCGGAGAGGGTTGGCGTGTCCATCGCCCATCCTTTGTTCCGCACTCTGTCGGCTTCAATGGCCTGCAATTTCAGCAGATAGGGGCCGGGGAATCGTTTGAACCGTGACATCAAGAAGAAGGCGTCCCCGTTTTCGAGGACCTGCCTCATGGCGAGCGTCTGGAGGTCGTTGAAGTGGAGCGTCCGGGCGCAGTCGCATTCCTGCGAGTCGGCCCACAGGGACCATTCACGCTCTACCGATGACTCCCACGCCTCGGCTGCGGGATCATCCATCTTGAGATATTCCCGGTCGATCCTCGCCTGGAGTTTCAACCCCTGGCCGACAGCATTGGAGACGACAAGGCCGATTGCCCCGGTCGCAACGGGAGCATTGCGGATCAGGTCGCGGGATCGTTCACGGAGTTTCGGTAGGTAGGTCAGGATGTCGCCGTCCGCGTCCCGGGTGATGGTGGACCAGCCGGACATGGATCGCCTTGTGACGGATGCCCCGGCGTAGCCCTCGGCGTAGGCCATCATCACACGGGCAGCCATCCGGCGCCGGGCGGCAACGGGATCGAAATACTCGACCATCCTGTCAATGATATTCGGCTTCGGGATGGAGGGCTTCTTCATACCGGCGTTGCCCCCCTGATGACGGGGCCTGTCCGTCTCGATGCGCTGGACATGGACAATCCCTGCGCCTTGGCGTTCCAGAACTCGATGTTCTTCCGGATTTCTCCGGCATTGGCCAGCGTGAGGGTCTTTTCCCCCATCGCGTAAGACTGCCCGCTTGCTACCGCAGCGTCAGCCGCAAGCCACAAGGCAAGCTGTGCTGTGGCCTGGGCAAGGGTGATACCGGCCATGCTTTACCTCCATCCCATGTCAACCGACACGGGCGGGTTTATTTTGAGCGGTATTGTATGCTATGAATAATCAGAAAATCGCAGAATGGCCTTGTTTGGCCAGAGAATGGGTATTGTTTGACCGCAGAATGGGTATTGACAGGTTTTTTGGATGTGTCCGAGAAGGGGGAGGGGCCGAAGCCCCTCCGGGGGAATCGGTCAATCTACCCATGATTCAAAATAAAGCTCTTTTCTGCTGTCGGTCCCGTCATCTTTCTTGACATCAGCGATAAGCGGAAACACAGCGATATGCTTTTTCCACACCTCCACCATGTCCTTGCGCGACAGGAACGCCAGATATTTTTCATACTTCTTGTTAAGCCTGTGCGTTACCGGCTCACCTAGCCTTTCCGCAAATTCCTCTATTGTCATAGCATCGTCCATCGTGTCCTCCTTGCTAACATGTTAGCGACTCATTCCGCATCGTCCGGTATGTTTTTTGTCACCTTCGCCGTGCCTCGCTGGAAAAACATCTCCAGGTTGTCCGCGTGGGCGCACCATACGCCGTCGATAATGACGGCCGGGAGTCCGGCCTTGACCAGATTATAGAATTTCCCCTTTGATATTTTCAGATATTTGGCAATCACGTCCGCCGTCCACAGGATTTTATCGCTTTCAATGGCGGCTGCCATCACATGACGCCTCGGTTGATGACCCTGCGCGCGGAGCGTTGCGGCGCCGCGACGATTCCGGTTGCCGGGGCCATGTATGACAGCCCCGCACGGACAGCGGCCGCGTAGCAATAGACCTCGCAATCGAGGGCCTCGTTGCGGGGGCCGACCAACACCCATTCCAGCTTCGGGTACCCCTTCACAAAACGGGTCATCAGCTTCTCCGACGACAGCTGAATGAAATAGTCGTCCTCAATTCCAATGGGCCAGTGGTAACAGCCCGGCCCCGGCTCCGTGATCTTCAGGCGGCTGTAAATGATTCCCTTCACGGTGTCGCTGCCGACGGGCCAGAGCTGGCATCCGTCCTTGATCGTCTTCCCCTGCCAGGAGACATCCACCGTTGACGGCCTTCCGATAACCGGCTGATTGATCCTCGATGCTCCCTTGATCGCGATCACGTTAGGGGCCTTGCGCCGGGTGAAGGCATAGACATCCTGTGCGTGATGCCCGCCGGAGTCGATGGCTGCCGATACAACATTCATGATCGTGCCATCCTCGCGGCGAATCGGGGTGGACAGTAGCCGATCGAGGTCATCCCATAGCTGCTGCTGTGAAGGATCTCCGTAAATCTCGCCCCAGAAGACCATCCACGATTCTTCCCCGATGCCCCAGGCGCGGATTACGACGGCAAGACGGTTGTCTTGGACATCAATTCCGGCGGTAATCAGCAGACCGCCCGCCGGGGAGGTCATCTTGAGATACGATTCGGAGCGGGCCTTCAACTGGCTCCACTCCGGCCTGTCTCCGGACTCCTCGAACGGCTCTCCGAGGCGGGTATTGACCCATGTTTTCAAGCGTTCCTTGAACGATTTTGCTTCAAGAAACTCGGTTACGATCTGTTTCCATGACACCCAGCCGAGCGGCGAGTAAATACTGCTCAACTGGTAACCGCGCTTTCGCTTTTCGGGATTCGCGGGAACCCATCTGCCCCGCTCCAGCATGGCCGACTTGTCGGATTCTTCGATGCGGCAACGGCAGGCGCGGCACTCGTACCATGCATCCGAAACACGGCCGCTCTCGTCCCGGGTGAACTTCAAACCGAACAATGCCCCCTCGCCGCCCCATTCGAGCTTCTGATATGTCCCGCAATGAGGGCAGGGCACATGATAATACCGCTGATCCGACTCAAGGAACGACCTTTCGATGCGGGAAAGCCCCTTTATTGTCGGCGTGCTGACCTCGAATATCTTTTTTCGCGCTCCGTATGAATCGGTGCGGCGCCGCGCAAGGTCCGCCGGATCACCCTCCCCGGCGATGTCTGCCTCGAATCCGTCCAAATCATCGAGAAATAAGTACCGGATCGACTTTGAACGGAAGAATGCGCTGCTGTTAGACCCGCTCAAGAACAGAATCCCGCCCGGAAATTCCTTTGTCTGGATCGTATTTCCCGAATCCCGCGTCCTGTGCTCCCTGACTTTACTCTTTAGCCTCGGAGTTTCCATGATCGTGGGCTGGAGTTTCTGCTTACTGTGATCTTTCGCCAGTTCGCTTGTCGGGAAAACCATCAACATCGGTCCCGGTGAGGCGTCGGCAATATACCCGAACCAATTGTTCCCACATTCCGTGAATCCCAACTGCGTTGCCTTCATCACTACGATTTCGGAGATTCCAGAATTATTTGAAAGGGAATCCATGACTTCGCGCAGGTAGGGCGTACGACTACTGCGATACTTCCCCGGTTCGCTCGAAGATTTCTTCGGGAGCATCCTGTATTCGTCGCTCCACTCGGTCACGGTCAGGTCCGGGTCTGGCCGCAGGCCTCCGTAGAAGGCTTCATAGTATATTTTTGCGCCATCCAACATGCGATTGCCACCCGAAAGGTCATTGTATAAGGTTCTGCCTTATTCTTTCCTCGTAACTTTTCACACTATTCCTTGCTGCTCAACTCGTCCAACGCCTGTCGAATCTCTTTTGCGAGCAAGGCAGAGATCTTCAATTGGTCTGTTTCCGCCGCGAGAATGATCGAGATTCGGTCTGGAATGTTCATGAGCGTGTCGCGCAGGGTCCTGGCCGTGTTGAATGCCGCCGTTCTCACCGCCGCAGATTCCACCAGCTTCCCTGTGCGTTCCTCGAGGTCGATTTTCAGAAGAACGGCCTTGACTCTCTGCGACAGCGTTCTGGCCTCGTGAAAGGAAAGGTTCCCCGCTTTCGTCCCGGGCTCCACCTGCTCCCCCTCCACGTCCACTTTTTGAAGAAGCTGCTTTCTTGTCGTGATGTGGCGGTCCAGCGCCTTGTCGGCTTTGACCGGATCGACAAGGACCATCTTCCCGTCCCGGCTCAACGCAGATTCCGGGATCAGCTTGTCTTGGATATACCGATATATGGATCGCCACGCTACCCCCCGATGAACCGCATACTCTTTGACTGTAATTTTAGGCATTTGGCAGCCTAATGAAATGACGAAGAACGGGAAGTCTGTCTCTACCCGAATTTTTGGGCTCAGCGACCCGTTGCTTTGACTGCTTGCGGAAGAACCTTTCTGAATGGCTGCTTGGTGGTCTGATCATTCGCCGCACCGCGTTTCCTTTTCCATCTTTTCCTTCAACATCTTGTAATCGTTGAGCGCAACCCCTTTCAGAAATCCTCCGCTCCCCATGTCGAGAAGGGTCTGGATGGAAAGCATGATAACGCGTGCCTTCGTGCCCGCCACGACGAGGATTGACTTTGACCCCTCTTTATAATCGTATTTCATTTGCCATCCCGTCTGTCAATGGCAACGCCTATGTCTTCGTTATGTAGGTCGCCCTGCTATACTCACGATCTTTGACCATCAGCTCGAGGAAATCCTCCCGGGTCATCTCCGACAGCCGGAAGACTTCCTCTGCCCGCATGCCCAACTGCCTGCATATCTCACTCACGGGAACGGATGCGGCTTTTAATCTTTTGACAATCGCTTTCATCGGCTCAAGAAGGTGCGTTCCCCTGGCCCTGTTGTGCGTCACCGTCCCGTAAATGTTTCTCACCTCCGAATCGTGCTTCACCACGACAACCGGGACCTCGTCTTTCAGCGCGGTTTTCAAGGGCTCCTCCCCTGCCACCAGCCATCGGTGATAACCGTCGATAATCGTGTAATTCGGCCTCACGACGATCGGCAGCGTCCATCCATTCACGATGATGGATTGGCGCAGCAGGTCAAGGTTTGCCCGGGTTACTTTGTTCGGGTTATAATCGTTGGCTGCTAACATGTTACGCTTGACCCAATGCACCGTCTTCAAGATGGACCGGATATAGGCAGCGTTAATTGCCGGCTCTTTCTTTTTCATTTCTTCACTCCTTTTTTCGTCGCGCCGATCCGCAAAGCGTAATCGGACTGGATGTCCACCATCAAGGCCCGCAATGATCGCGATTTCGGATCGCCAGCCTCAAGGATCGCGTGCGCCCTTTTCCAATCCCGGTCCGTCATCATGATCGAAAACTGACTGACCCGACTCATCATGGATTTAGCCAAAGCCCTTTGACTCGGACTATTGAAATGACGATCAGGATGCGCCAGCTTTGCGAGAACGATTTGCTTGTAATCCTTCGTTTCGTCCTTCTCCAAGGCGCGTCGCGTTGATGTAGACCGCCGAAACATCTCTGAATCCCAGTACAGGGATGCGAGATAGGCGTTCGGCTCCCTGCGCACGACCTTGCTCATTAAGTCCGGGCAGAACTCGCCCATGCTGACCAGAAACCCGGCTGTGTCAATGGAAAAAAACTGCGAAATGCGAAGCTGTTTTTTACTCGCTCCCGTTTGCCACATGTAGATGTATTCAATGGGGATTTCGACTTTATTATTTTTCAGATACAGCCAAACGTCATTATCGCTAAAATCGTATATCGGTAGCATGATGTTCGTGGTCCCGCTCGGATCGCGGCCACCGTGCTTTTTCATGTACGATGAAAAATAATTGGTGCGCTGGATTGATTCCGCAATACGGACCCCAAGCATCTGTATCCCATCGCGCGTGATTTTCGGGAAGAACACTTGATAATTGTCTTTCCGTATTTTGAGCATCGGATGGCTCTTGATCGCGAAATCAGGCGGCTCCCGCACCCACGATTCTTTCTTGTTTCGATCCCAGCAGATAAATGATTCATCGCTTTCAAGATTATTGAAACAGTTGAAATGCTTGACCTCCAGGCAATACCAGCGAAACGCCGCCCCTTCCATCATGAATTTAATGCGCCATTCCCTGACGATCCGGTCCACGTCGTCAAAGATCGCTTCCTCGTCCACGAAGATCACGACCAGCAGCGCAGGGTCAATTTTTCTTTGCTTGATCAATTCGAGTACAAGATGCCCCAGCACGAGCGAATCCTTCCCTCCCGAAAATCCGAAATAAATCGGCATCCCATGGCTAAACATGTTCGTGATTCTGATGCGGGCTGCCTGCACGACATCCATTGACCCATGCTTCCTGATCGCACCGGTTGTCATGGCATCCAGATTTCCTTTCCGCAATGCGGGCATCGAATCCTCTTTCCATCATTGCTGTCTGGCGATGATACGCTGCCGGCATCCACGGGCGCCGCGTTCCTCCGCTCCTCCACCGACCTGTCGGACATCATGCCGAACTCCGACAGCCGATCGTCAATCGCCTCAACCCCCGCGAGTAGGGCTGACAGGACATCTTCATCGAACCCGGGGATGTCCGTATCGTTGATCTCACGAATGAGGTCGAACTGGATGCCCGTAATGTCCATCCCGAGTGTGAAGGTCTTGTTGTCAACGATCATCAGCTTTTTCTTTTGGTTATCCGTAAGACCCGTTTTCCGAAAGCAGTAAGCGTGCGTGATCCCGGCCTCCTTGAGCGCGGCATAAAGGCCGTTTCCCGCCAGGATGATGTTGTCCTCGTCAACAACGATGTTTCTGAACTGGCCGAACATCCGGATGCTTCTGACAAGATGCTCGATCTGCTCCTTCGGGTGCGCCCTGACATTGCGCTCCGCCGGGAACAGCTTCGACAGTGGTATCCTTTCTGTTTTCAATTGATCCTCCTATTTTAACTGACCGATTTTCAGACGGGATGTCACCCACACCGTAACGCCGGATGACAGGACGGTGGCAAGCGAGCCGATGACGATGAACGTCGGAATGTTGTTGAAATTCCCGTAAGCGAACACCGGAAGGCCTACGGACAGCGAAAGGATAATCCCGTAAAACATCCCTGATTCGGAAATTCCATTCTGTTTCAGAATCATGGTTACGGTAGGCAGGAGCGTGGAGCTTCGCAGCGTTGCATAAAACAGGAACAGATAAAGAATCTTCATTCCCGGGATGTTGGCAATCAGGATGGCGATTGCCGCGATCAGGAGCATGTATCTTCGACTGTAATCAATGACTTTTTCGTGATGTACCCCGTTCCGGTTCGCATAATCATGGCCTCCGAGGGACGATACGGCCGATAGGTTCGAATCAAGGGTGGAGCAGAGGCCCATGAGAATCATGAACACGAAAGGCACGAGACACCAGAACGGAAGATAGCGGACGACCATTTCAAGGTTGACGAGCTGTGCCTCCGGCACCTTCAAGCCGATCCCCGCAGCCCCGAAGCCGAGAAGCGACATGGTTATGGGCACGATGGCAAATATGAATGCGCCGAGGATGAACGCACCCTTCACGCTTTCCCTCTTGATGGCGAAAGCCCTCTGCCAAAAGGACTGGTCTCCAAATGGGCCGGACATCAGACCAATCGTAACCGGAAGCCCGAAAGTCAAAAATACCTTCCAGCCATTGGCATCGAACAGACTCGTGAATTGGCCCGACAAGCCGCCGATTCCCTTCGCGATCTGGCCCGCGCCGCCGATGTTGTGGACAAGCCAGGGGATCAGCGTCAAGCCGACGATCGCGATGAACGCCATGTCGATATAGTCCGCGACGATCGAGGCCTTAAGCCCGCGCCAAAATGTATAACTGATCGTAATCGCCGCGAGGACAAGGGTTACCTGATAAAACGGGATCGTCGTCAGGGCGGAGATGACCGCTCCGCCGGCGAGAAGCTGCACCGCATAGGAGCAGGTGGCAAGGCCGAGCAATTCCAACAGATACATGTTCTGAGTCCTGCGGCTGAACCTTTCCAGCACATACCCGGAAAGCGTATAGCCCTCCGGCACTATCTTTCGTAGTCGATCAGCAAAAAAGGCAAATACGATCATGCAGAGGACGTTCGGGACAGTGAACCAAAACAGTCCAACGATTCCCTGCTGATATGCCTTCTGCGCCGCGATGAATAGCGCGGGAGCCCATACCCATGCGGCGGCGATGCTGAACGCGGCCATGACCATCGGAACCTTCCGTTCCGCGACAAGATAATAGTATTTCGTCTTCATGAGTCGCGACGTGAACCCCCATGTTGCCAGCAGCATCAACGCCCAGTACGATGCCAGCAACAGCCATCCCTCCCATTGCGTGTACATACCTTTCATTCCGATTACCTCTTTTTTATTTCCGTGCTTTCACGGATGCCTGCCTTTGAATTACCGCCGATTGTAACGACAAAGAACTCCACTCCGGTGATTCCAGAGATGCTGGCCAGCTCATTGAAAGTCCAGGTATCTTTCTTGATCTTGTATTGCAGCGATTGGCGGGAAATATTAAGATGCGAGGCCAATTCGGACTTCGACATTTGTCCGATCCTGATGGCTGCGAGGACCGACTCGCTGATCGTGGCTATTTTCTTGTCCATAAATGCCTCTTAATAGGACGTTCGTCCATAGAACGATCGTTCGAGGCCTATATCAGTCTCCGCGCCGCTTTTCAATGGTTTTTTTACCGTTTTTTAACTTATTTTTCGCTCTTTTTTATATCTTATTGATTTTATGCGTCTTTTGCCTATATCTTTTTTTTACAATGCCTCATGTTCCTCTTGACACGGCCTTTGCCTCTTGTATGCTGGGATCAACAAGAACGATACGCTCATTGTCAGACCGGATGGCAGCCAAGTGAAGGCAGGGGAGATCCGGACCGATAGTCGGAAGGCGAAAAGCCGGGGTAGGGGCCCCGGTCGAGTATCCGATCCTGACAGCGAAATTTCTGAAAGGTTTTATAGTGGTGGTTAATGAGCACCGACCTGACGGGAAGATAGGTAGCCGCTGGGCGACCGAAAAACAGGGGGAAGCACCCGGGGGTAGTCCGGGGAGGGCCCCGATCCCATTCTTAGTGAGGCGTCGCTTGCCATCGGAATGGGTTATCGTGATGAGATGCTCACGGTGCCAGTGACAAGATGGTTGTCCGGTCGATATATCAAGAGACCGGATAAATCGTAAGGCAGGAAACTTGTCCGCCAACGAAAGCAAGGCGTGAAACTTTCGACAGACTCATGCGCCCCGACAAGATTCGGGGCTCACAGGAAAGAGGGTCAGCCGGGTGGTCCGGTGGCAAGACCCTACATTATAACAATCCCGTGGGGAAGCGGGATAAACGAAAGGAGTGACCAATGGAGACGTTACACGATGGACGGATCAAAGTGGAAGGGGTGCGGCCCCCGGAAAGGGCATCGCATCGGAACGCCACGGATGAATTGCTGGCGAATTACGACATCGACAGGATGTTCGGGTCGATACTGATCGACCAATCCGATGAACAGAATTTTCGGTTCGACACGCTGTTCTGCGGTTGCAAGGTGCTCGGCGCACCGCGAAGGCTGGGCGAGAAAATGAAGGTTGAAATCGGGATCGCTGCACCACCTCAAAGATTCAGAAGGGGCTATCGTCCTCCCCGGTTCCAGCCTCCTGTGCTGGCTGCCGTAGATGCAGGCGTCGCAAGATCACAGATCGTGGAATTCAGAATCGCGGGGAAACGGGGAGTCAAAGCCATCTTTTACCGGAACACCCGGACGCTTTGCATCGGTTCCTTGAGGACGAACGTTAATCGTTCCCTCTTAATCTCCGTAACAACGGACCTTGTAAACCGGGGATACCTCGACGCCAGGTCGCTTCCGCCCCCCGCTCCGGCGCCTCATATCTGTGCGACGGTTGGATGCGATCCCGAATTTGAAGCGATCGTGAACGGATTTATCGTGGATGCCGCGCGTATCGGTGGCCTCCGTGGAACCGGCGAAACCGTTGAGCTCGGACGGGATGGCGCTGGTCGTCAGGTTGAAATCCGGCCCGCCCCATCGGCCGACCCGAACGTGGTTGTCGAAAACATCCGCAAAATCATGCGACAGGCGACATTCGGGCTTACCTGTGTCGGAAACACTTATCCCCTTGGCGGTCACATCCATGTCGGAATTGGCCGCGCTTACAGCCCGCATTCAGACCTGCGGTTCTTGCTCGATGCCTTCATCGGAAAGCCGACCATCAACCTCTCCGGTCAGGCAAGGGGATCATATCGGAATCTGGGTCAGACGAGGGAGCAACGCTGGGGCTTCGAATACCGCTCAACGCCGACAGCCTGTTTCTGGACTCCGACTTTCGCTTACCTCTCTATGAAGATTACGCAGAACATCACGGAAAGGTTCGTCAACGAGGAAGAATTCATATTTAACTCTGTTCCCTCGCTCGATGATTATGTCGCGAACGCGGGATTGACCCCGGAAGAAGCGGCCCAGTTTCAGCAATGCATACATGATTATCAGTCATGGAGGATGACCACACCCATGCTCGAAGACATCCGGAATAAATGGATCGAGGGAATCTCTGAAACAGCCCCTACTCCAGCCCCGGAACCGCCGCCTGCACCGCGCCCCATCCCTCCGCCGGTCGTCTTCCGTGACGATTGGGATGCGGATGCCCGCGCGATGTTCCTCCACCATCTTACCGCTCACGAAATCGGAACGCTTCCGCAGATCAGACTTTTCGGGCTTGCCGAGAATCGCGGCAACGTCACTTGGGGCTATGAAGCGGAAGGCTCGCAACGCCTTGAGGAAGGAAGCTGGAACGGGTACGGTATACCCTATCATGTCAGGATGACCACACCGATTACGGATGAGCAGCACGCGGTCATTCGGAACCACGCATACGCCATCCTGGCACAGCACGAGAACAACTCGATCAGAAGGGAGGGATAAGCCATGTGCGTTATCTGCGTAATGAATAACAGAAGACTAACGAAGCGCGAGTTCAAGAGGGCCTTCGACAAGAACCCGCACGGGTTCGGACTCGCTTACGAACAGGACGGAAAGGTGATCGCTCACAAGGGCTTCATGAAAATGAAGCATGCTTGGACCGCCTACCATGATGTTCCGATCCCCCATGTGGCGCACTTCCGCATCGCATCGGCGGGACGCGTTTGTCCCGAATTGACACACCCGTTTGAAATCTCAAACGAATCGGTCATTCAATTCGATTACAAGGGGACCAATCCGGTCCTCTTTCACAACGGCACGATCGGAGATTGGAAATCCATGCTGATCACGGCCATCATGCAGACCGGACGGGTTCCGACAAAGCCCATGTCCGATTCCCGCGCCATGGCCATCATCCTGTCGCTGACGGGGAAAGACCTGATCGACCTGATGGGCTTCCCCGGAAAATTCGCCATTGTTTCCCCGTCGGGCATCTCGACGATCGGGGATTTCATCGACGACGGGGGCAACCTTTTCTCCAACGCCACCTACAAGGATGAAGCGAAAGTGGACAGCCGGACGAGCGGGGATGTCTGGCTGTCGGGGAGCCTGTGGAGTGTCGATTCAAGGGGATTCATCTCACGGAAAATCGACAACATGGACGAGGACTTAGACTGACTATACGAAAGGAGAACGACCATGGGAAAGCTCGAAGATTATCTGAACAACCCCCCGACCTACTCGGAGGAAACGGTTAAGGCCTTGAGATATTTCAAGGCAAAACATAAACAGTGGACGCCCGCAAGCGCGGAGTCCTTCGCGGATGTGCAGATGGCAAGGCTCGAAGGCATGAAGAACCTTGTAAAGGCCATCGCCACGGCCGAGGGCATCGCGGCGCCGGATGTCACCGCCGATCGGATCACCCCCGGCGGATATTCCGGGAATTCATATTATGACAGCCACGCCAACGTCATCGCGATGTCGGGTAAGCTGTCGATCATAACCCTGCTCCACGAATTCGCCCATGCGCTCCTCGGCAGGGATGAATTTGAAGCGCAGCGATGGTCGATCTGCCTGTTCAAGAAAGTCTACCCGAAATCGTTTGAACGCCTCTACCCGATGGAATCCGGGGCGGGCGTGTTCATGGCTGCACAGCCGCGATAAGTGAAACGGGGCTTCGGCCCCGTTCATGCGAGATGACCTCCGCATGCTGATGATCAGGTCGGGAGGTGCATTATGTACAAGGAAAGCATCTTTATGATGACGTTCGAACAGCGGAAGAAGGTTGTGGAGATTATCCACGACAACACGGCCGTGTTCTGGGAATTCGGGCCGCAACTGAAACACCCGACATTGATCCTGAACGGCAAGAAACAGATCATCGGGTCCATCCCGCATGATGTCATGATGCGGAATTTTTGACGGGAAAGGAGAAGGAAATGAAATGCCCGCATTGCAGATCGCAGATCAGCTATGTTGTCATCAAGTCGAACTGCCGGCAGATGGTTGGACTTGTCATGGGCAATGTTGCGATAGAGTGGAATGACGAGATTGAAGTCATCGAAACGACAGACATCGAATGCCCCGCTTGCGAGGGATCGCTGATGGGCGATGTCAGCCAAATTTGAAAGGAAGGGGGAAGCGATTATGAAACTGATTAAGTGCAAGGATTGCGGTCAGATGAAAAGTCAGACAGCGGGACGGTGCCCTCATTGCGGGGCAAGGCACGATTACGGGAGCTACGCCTGGGCCTTTGTTCTTGCCTGTGGAGTGGCGGCGATCATGGAGATCATCTTTTCTATCCTGAAATAGGAGGGAATAAAAGATATGTCCGGATGCGGGAAAGCGATTGAAGTTGCGGTTCCGACACGATACAGCCACAAGCTGGTCAGGACCAAATGCGGCAGCACCGGATATTACGGTTATCCGGAATTCTGCCCGAAATGCGAGAAGAAGTACGAGGGCCGCGATTGGCGGAGGGAGGCCGAGGAGGCCGGAGAACAATGGGACTCAGACTATTAAGGAGGACAGCACAATGGTAAAGACAGTCGAAGTAAAACAAAAAGCGGCAAAGAGTAAAACCGAGAAACCGAACGCGAAGACGGTCGCGAAGAAACCGGTACCCAGGGTAAAAAAGGCGAAACCTTCCTTTGAAGTCACGGGGATCGACAAGGACGGGATGCTCGCGATCCTGGCCGAATTCTCCAAGCCGAGAAAGAGCCGCAAACCCGCCGAGTGGCGGTTTTACGTCAACGGATGCGGGGTCCAGTGCAACGTGCTGGACAACCGGAAGCGGAGTGTGATCGCCGGGGATGGCCCGGTCCTCTACAAAAAATCCTATATCCGCGCCCTATCGACCAAGGCAACCTTCGCATAGGGAGGTTCCGATGGACGGGAAAAGAACGAATTACCGTGTCCAATCGTTTGAGCGTCAATGCTCGAAGTGCCTGTTCCGCGATTCCTTCCGGGAGCCGATATTCCCGGGAGACCGCGGACGGCAGACGATCCACATCTGCATCCTCGACAGGGATTCCGTGTCCCTGACCGGGATATGCGAGAAATTCAAAAGACAGGAGAAAAAGAAATGAGCCGCTATGTGAGCGTTACACTGGAAATATGCGACGACGACAGGGATATTACGAAGGATGATTTCGCAATCGATTCAAGCACCTCAATCGCCTTTTCGGGAAGGGGCACAAGCTATGCGCTGTTTTTCGAGAGCGAGAAGGCTTTCACGAAGTTTCGGGATGCCATCTCCAGACGCACATGGAAGGAGGATTAGGATGTTCAGCCATCAGATCAGGGAATGGAAAATGGAACAGGCGTTCCTCGAGGCGCGGCTGGATCGTTTCTTCCACGCGATGGACAGGATGTCTCACTATGCCATTGCGGCCGCTGGCGCCAGCGCGATGTGGCTCGTTGCCACGATTTTATTCAAATAGCCCTCACGCTCGTTTCATGGCCCCGTGGCTGGGTTTCAGACCCGAACCCATAGCTTCTAACCGGTTTGGATCAGAAATCGCGCCACGGGCCATTTCTGCGAGAAATTTGGGGTATCAGACAAGGAGGACTGACATGACTAAAGAGAAAGCAAAGGGTTTGGTTCAGAAGGTTGACAAGAGAGAAAAGCGGGATGGATCCGGGTCGTTTTGGATTGCTACCATCGGGGGAGTCGAGTTCATGTTTTTCGAACCGAAGATCCAGGAGTTTCTGGATCAGGAAATCGAGATCGAGTACTACGTTTCATCCGGCGGGAAATTCATCGGCAATTTCCCGGGAAGCGCGAAACCTTCATCTGGCGGTGGATTCCGAAAGGGATCGCCCGAAGATTTGAAGTTCCGCAAGATCGATGCAAAGATACGGGTCAAGACGATGTGCCTGGCATACGGAAAAGACCTCGCCCTCGCCTATATTCAGAAGGAGGATGTCCCCCCGGAAAAGGCATGGACGATCATCGAGTTCTTTTCGAACAACATGCTCCGCACGGTCGAGCGCAACATCAAGGACCTGGAGGACATCAAATGAAAATCCGCAACGATCTCGGCATGCCGGATCATGCTTTCAAGGCCATCTGCAAATTACAGCAGAGATCGGCGGCCCCGGAGCTGGATCACATCGGGGTCGGCTCCCTTCTCGGAGCCCCGCTGACCCGGTTCCTGTTCACGCGCTATTTCGATGACATCGAATTCTCTGTGGCAGATACGATGAACGCCATACAGGGCCAGCTCGGCCACCTGCTGTTCGACAAGGTGGAATCCAGGACGATGACCGAGGTCTCTTTGGAGGCCTCCATGGACGGGTTCCTGATCCGGGGGCGGCTCGACTATTACGACCCGGACACCCTGACCATCGGGGACACGAAATTCCGACAGGTCAACTCCGTGCTGGCGAGGAACATCGCGAAAGACGATTATCTGGAGCGGCAGTTGAATGTGTACCGCTGGCTGGCGCATCAGAACGGGATGATCGCCGAGCAACTGCAGGGCGACATCTACATCAACGGCTGGGTACGATACAAGGCATACGATTCCTTCAACTATCCCAAGGCCCCGTATGTCAAGATCAAGGTTCCCCTGTGGGATATGAAATTCGTAGAATCGTTCATTCGGGAAAGGCTCGCGGCCCACGACCTTCCGGCCATCCGTCTTCTCCGCGATATTCGGAAGGGTTTTGAAACGGGGCCGGCCGCCATGAAGCGGCTCGATGCCCTGATGCTCGACATCCCCATCTGCACGGAAAAGGAGCGGTTCACGGCCAAGTCGAAATGGGCCGTGATGAAAGAGGGCCAGAAGAAAGCCGTGAAGCTGTTTGAATCACGCGAGGATGCGGTAGCATCCGGCCTGATTTCATCCGTCAAGCACTCCCTCGTGGAGCGCAAGGGCGGGAATATCAAGTGTATGTACTACTGCGATGTCAAACCTTTCTGCCCTTACAAGAAAATCGTTGACAATAAGGAGGCCGTCGAGTAGATATTGCGCAGGGGAAGCGCACTAATCCATCTCATTGAACAAACAGCCCGGAATCCCTATCCCGCGTGGATGTGCTTCCCCAAGTCACTCCTTTCCGCGAACGGGGGTTCCGGGTTGTTCATTTTAAGGAGCCTGTCATGACTAAATTCCAGATCAAGCAAGCAGAGGACTTTCTTTCTTCACAGCAAATCAAACCGAACACATCTTCATACCAGGAGTACGAGAGGGCAAAATCCCTGCTGTTCCCCTTTCTTCGTAAAGACCCCATCCCTAACCTTGATTACAGCCGGACGATCACATGGCTGGCAACTTACCTACGGGTCTGATTGCTAACATGTTAGCAAGTGAGAAGTTATATGACGATTCCACGATCCTTGATGAACTGTTTTACCAGACCTACTGCCTCGAAGGCCTGTTCCCAGCCTCGAATATACATACACGGCACCCCCGTCAGCTCTGAATACCGTGTCGCCTGTCTGGTGGAGAAGCTACGGACTGATTTCTTGACCTCGATAATCAGCCGTAGCTGGGCTTTCTTGTCGAAGATGGCGATGTCCAGCCGCGCCCCGAGACGGCCAAACTCCGGGCGCTTGACTTTGTATTCCCCCCGCACAATCGGGAATGCTTTTTTCAGATTCCAATATGCGAGGGCCTGCACTTCAAACTCGCTTGGATGTCTATTCATGGCGTCCTCCTTTTTTCGCCATGATTCCACCCCTGATTACAAAAGTCAAGACTTTTGGAAAGAAAGTAACACAAAGAAAGAATATATATATATTCTAATTAGTACTAACTTACTTAATCCGTGGGAAACCCGGATACTTAATTCATGGAGGGAAAATGACATATGATGAATTGATAACATACCTTGTCGCCGGGAAAGCCCCGGCGCAAACAATTGTGGATTTCGTTTATTCTATCTTCAAAATGGAAGGGAAGGGAATCAAGAAATCCGTGCTCCTGGAGTCCGTGCAGATGGAAATCGCAAAGATGCAAGGGCATGATCAGGGTAAAAAACTTCCGATCTCGGCGCAGCTCGAAGAATATGTGACATTCCTGACATCCGGCAGGGACTTGTCGCAGCTCGTGACTTTCTCACTGATTGATTGCAGCCACTCGCTGGGCTTGAAGGACCCGAAAGACAAGACGGCCCTCCGTGTTGCGATACGAAGAAAAGTGGAAAAGGGGGAGATCGAGCCTGTCGGCCACAAGTCGGGCATTTACAGGATCGTCAGCGATCAGGACAGGCCGATCAACCTCCTGGATACCAGCGACCTGCTGGGTGAATTGCCGATTGAGTTCCCGATGGGGATACAGCGATGGATCAAGCCGATGCCGCACACGGTCTGCATCATCGCCGGGGAGCCGGATTCTGGAAAGTCGGGGTTCCTGCTGAATTTCGCGAAGCTGAACCATGAGCGGTTCACGGTGCATTATCATTCGAGTGAAATGGGGAAGGCGGAATTTCTCGACAGGCTGCAATACTTCTGGTCGGATGCCGGGGAGAGCCGCACGATGAAGTTTTACGAGCGTTCCAACGATTTCGCCGGGGCGATCAAGCGCAGCCCGGATGACATCCACATCATTGACTACCTCCAGCTATTCGATAACTTCTATCTCATGGCCGAACATATCGACAAAATCGCCAAGGCGATGCGGAACGGTCTCGTCTTCATCGCGCTCCAAAAGCCGCGAGGCCGGGAAGAAGGGATCGGCGGGGAGCGGACAAAGGACCTCGCCAGGCTGTATCTGTCCCTATCGCCCGGATGCCTCAAGATCGTGAAGGCGAAGAATTGGAGAAATTCAAAGGAAAATCCAAATGGTAGGCGTATGACATTCAAGCTCTCGGATGGCTGCCGATTCACGCCGACATCGAATTGGGAGCGAGTTGCAGATACGTGAAACCTGTAACTTGTGTAACAATTCGGGGATAAATGTAGCAATTTGTAACAATCGAGTAACAATTTGTAACATCGAAAGGAGGGTTAAATGGCAGGTGAAGTTGAGGTATTGAGAAGCGCGAACAGCGTATTTGCTCTGGTTGAGGAATTGAAGCGATGCACGATACAGATCGACATGATGTTCCTGAAGATCGGGGCGATCCTGTCCCGGATCAAGGAGGACAACCTGTATCTCGCCTATGCGGCGCACACGACGAACATGTCCTCGTTTCTCCGCGACATCGACATCGGGATCGGGTTGTCGCAATGCGACCATTACATACGGGTATGGAAGACATTTGGACGGTACATCGAAGGCCGCCGGATTCCATTCAAGCGGCTCCTGATGATCCATCCGCTGGTCAAGGACGACCAATCCCGCGAACATTGGATGGAACAGGCCGAAAATCTGCCGTACAGGGCCCTTGTCGATGCGTTGTCCGTGGAAAGGGGTAGAACACCTGTCGATGCTTGTGCGCATCCCCAGGAGGCCCTACGACCGTTTTATAAGTGCTCCGTGTGCGGGGCGTGGATACCGGGATCGGTGAGTGACCAATAGAACTTAACCATACAGGAAGGGAGGAAAGACAATGGAAGCGACACATATGGAAGCGACACATGCGGAAGCAGCAGCAAGGCCGAGCAAGAGTATCGAAGCCTGGGAGCGGACTATGCTCGAAGATCAGGTAAGGACGTACGCAGGACGGGTGGCCCCGAAGAATGCGGTTCGCGATCTCATGGATCGGATAAACGGAATCCATGCGGCGAGTGGGACCGGGAAGAACCGCTCACTATCGTCCATTAACTCCGCGCTGTGTACAATCCGTAAGGACCTGTTCGGAAATGGGGATGGCCCCGGGATGGGCGTGGTTCAGACAAAGCTGTTCGACGATCCCAAGCGGAAGAAATCGGTGAGACGATTAAAGACGAATCCTGTCGCGAATCTGATCTATGACGCTATCGATAAAATCGTGGCCGAAAATAACGAGCTAAAAGCGGAGATTCGGAAATTGCGGATGATCAGGGATGCCGTTGAGAGCTACCAGAAGCGACTTCACAAATAACCGGAGGTGTAAATGCTGGCCAGCCATTGCAAGGTATTGGGACTCGCCCCCCCGGTTCCAGAATACCGGTTCCATCCGAAACGGAGATGGCGGTTCGATTGGGCTTTCCCCGCTAACATGTTAGCCATCGAAATAGAGGGAGGAATATGGTCCCGTGGAAGACATACCCGGGGGAAGGGATATCATCAAGATTGTGAGAAGTATAATGAGGCAACGATACTCGGCTGGCGCATCCTTCGCTTCACGCCGGGTGAATTGAAACGTGGCATCGCCGCGCTGACTATCCAGCGGTTCTTTATGACCACCGGGAAGATGAAAGATGAACAGCATCAAGCGTGACTGCTACCGGATGATGCAGCAGATAGCATCCAGGGGTAGGTGCCGTTACATGGAATGCCAAGAGGCGGCGACGGTTGGACATCACCTGTTCAAACGGGACCGCCTCGGCACGGCATTTCTGATTGATGCTGTCGTGCCGCTATGCATAGCGCATCATAGGTTTGCGCACGAGAAGCCGATGATATTCAAACGATGGGCGCAGGAGTCGATACGCGGGTATTTCGAGATGGAACACCTGTCTCGAAAGATGATACGGTTGCGAAAAGACGACCTCATATCGATCAGATCCGCGCTGTCGAAGCTGGCCAATGGAGGGTAGACATGCTTGATACATACGGAACGCGTCCGATCTCATGGTATGCGGATCAGGCGCCTGATGATCGGGAGGAATATCGAGATGAAGAAGTCGAGGAAGAAGCAATTAAGTGGATGTACTTCAAAAATAAAGGTGGGTTGCGGAACGATGTATGTGACCGTGAATGAAGACGATGGGATTCCATTCGAAGTATTCGCGACACTCGGAAAGGGCGGTGGCTGTGCCGCGGCGCAGATCGAGGGCATTTCCAGACTCGCGTCGCTTGCGTTGAGGTGCGGCGCGTCATGCGATGATGTCATAAGACAATTGTGTGGCATTTCGTGTCACGCTCCTGTGACCGCTGACGGAGTAACTGTTCGCTCATGTGCCGATGCGATTTCAAACGTCCTGATCACCCGACGGGAACAGAAGGGAGGAGAGATATGATTGTCGAGGAGATGGCCTACGTTATCATTATCTGTGCGTTCCTTCTTCTTCCTGCCCCCGCAGTCCATTTCATGTTTAGCTACTGGCTATGGGATCAGCATTTGAACAAGCGCGAAAGGAGGTTCGTTGATGAAAATAGAAACTGTTGAGGAGTTCCTCGCCAGGGGCGGTAAGATCAAAAAAATAAGAGGGCGTGATGACCGTTTTGCAAATCACACGTCACATTTCCATTATGGCGATTCTCCGAGCCCATTTTCCATGTCTTGTATGGTAGAAAACGCTTTCCGAAAGAAAAGCACTTCCACGAAAAGAAGGAGGGTAGGGTACGTGTTCGAGAATTGCCATGGGGGGAAACGGGGGAAGCATATCAGGGAGGACAGCGATGGAAAACTATAAGGTAAGTGAAATTGTAGCGGTGTTTGACAGAATAGCAGACGCTATCTATTCTGGAGCGCAACATTTGGGGACCAACAATGCGGCTACTCAGATGGGCGCCATCGAAATGCTGGCCAGCGAGGTCAAAGATGGATTAAGTAAAATTGCCGATGGCTTGCAAGCGATTGCTGCCGCTATTCAAGAGGAGGACAGCGATGGATAAAACACAGAAAGCTGCTTATATAATATCACAGTCTGCTTGTGCGATGATCGAAGCGTTGGGTATGCAAGCGGACAATATGGAACGGGCAAGGCAGGGGATGTCGATGGCTTATGAGATGCACGAATTTACTGAAGTATTTGAGAGGTACGGGATAACACACAACCAAGTGCTTCAATACCTTAATGGCTAAATACCGTTGTCCACACTGCAAGAGGATCGTCAGCGATGGAAAACCATAAGGTAAGCGTGAAAAATAACTGCTATGAGTGCAAACACAGACGGAATATTCCGGGCACCGCACATATATCGTGTGCCAATCCAGACCCGGCAATGACAGGTCACCCGCA